CTACAGAACGAAGATTCCAGATTAGGAAAGTCCAGTGATCCAGAGGCAAGAGATGAACAAATCGCCAAAGTGGACGAACAATCAAAATTACTGAAAAGAATTGCCACTGGTGTGGAAAGAGATAAAGTTGTGAAAGCGGGTCCTGAGAAGGTTGCAGAGAAGACAGGGGCATGGGATATTGCCACTGGGATACTCGGTGCCAGTGCATTACTTGGAATTCTCACTACATTGAAGTCTGCCATTCTTGGAGCATTAAAGGCAGTATTTTCCCGTGCTGCTTTACGTCTTTTGTTTAGAGCTTTGTTTGTTAAAATAGCATTGCCGCTATCTATTTTAAACGGAATCATGGACGGAGTTAGAGCAGCAGTGGATGGTGCAGAATGGAAAGACATAATATCAGCAGGTCTTGCCGGATTGTTTTCCGGTCTTACCCTGGGATTAGTTGACCCAGAGTGGTTCAAGAAAACCTTCACCGATGATGTCGGCGCATGGTTCGAAGACAATGTAATAAATGCAATGAGTGATATCATCGACAACGTAAAGGAATTTTTTACCTCTATGGTTGATTTTGTTGGGTTGGTATTCAAGGCAGCATTCCCAGACGCAACTGCATTCATAAACAAACATCTGGGACTTTCCATTGGAGAACCCACAACAACTGACTTGGCACCGGCAAATAAGGGGAATGTTGAATCTACGCAGGAACAAAGAAATAAGCAGATGAGTAACCGCAATTCTTTCTCCACACAGGAAGAATTGGCCATGGCATCTGCCATAAAACCAACCACTGCCGCAACGGTATATGGCAAGTCTGCCGACAATGCAGGTGCTGATCAAGGTGGGGTATCTGCCAGTGTGGTTGTTGCTCCGGTCACTAATAATAAGTCTGAACAACACCATGTTGCCGTATATAAACATTCACCCGTGAATACCGACTCAACCTACAATAGATATGTCGATAAGTCAATGGCAAATGCTTATTCTTGGTAAAGAATAAGAAAAACCACCCGAAGGTGGTTTTCTTGAAGCAGTTACTTATCAGTCCGCATCTGCAATACTCTGAAAGTAAGCAAGCGAATCATCATCTTCCTCAATTGCTGCGGCACGGCTCACCTTTGGTTCCGGTGCTGCCTTGCTCTTTGCAACTGGAGGCGAGTAACTCGATACTTCCTCTTCCATCATATCCGAAGCAGTCTTAGAAGCAACTCCACCTGCTGCTAGAACCATCTCCAACTTCTTCTTCAGTTCATCGAAGGACTTGAAGTTCTTTGGATCTGTAAACTCTGCCAACTTATGCTGGGCATTTGCAATCTTCAGAATTGTCTCGTCATCCTCGGCGATTGCCGCTGGTTCCAGAAACACTGATTGATCGTAGTTAGGATATCCTTCAACCTTACGCTGACGTAACTTGAAGTCTGCACCTTCCCAATAGTCAAACACATTGACTGGCTTTTCATCCTCGAAAGTCGGTTGTGCCTTATCCATAATCTTATCAAAGATCTTCTTGCCAAACTTGAATAGACGGACTTGACCTTCATTCTCAGGATGCTTAGGATCACTGACAACTAGAATGTTTACATAGAAATGCAACTTACGCTTTTGTTTGCGGGCGATTTCTTTGTTGGCATCGGAACCAGAGTTCCAAAGACTGCTATTCAGTTGCCCCAGTGGATCTTCCTGTCCAATTGTTGACAATGAATTTTCGATGTACCACTTACCGGTCGGTCCTTGGAAGGCATGTGAGAATACCTTGACCCATGGTAGTTCATCACCCTCTGTCTTAGGCAGAAAGCGAATGGTGGCAGAGGCATTGCCTGCCTTGTCTGCTTCTAACTTCCAGATCCGGTCATCTTGATATGACTTGCTTGTTCCTGGAGTGGAGATGTTTGCAAACTCTTGTGCAATCTTACCGAAGTCGGTATTGCGCATCTTACGTAACGTATTGAGATCCATATTATTTCCTTTTAAGTATCGTATTAATTAGTATGTTTAGTATGTGTGATAAAGATTTGATCAGTCACTCCTGCCTCATCTACAAAGGGATCTGATGATTCGTCTTCATCAATGGTATTTAGTACCTTCATACCCTTCACCTTTTTGTTTCCCGTGAACCGACCTTCTTGTTTCTCATCAAACTTATCTATGTAGTATCTTCGTGTCTTTCCCATGATAATTTTAGTCTAACTCTCCTATAAAGTTATTGTAAATTTGAGATAGTTTTACGGGATCAAACTTCACGAACCCTTCGCACTTCTCAATCCTTCTTCGCTCTTCTTCCCAGAGTAGCATAGAACTATTATGCCACAATTTCAGATATCCGTCAAGTTTATTTAACAGGAACATCGTCTCAATCGTGACTTTCTTTCCTATGTACATCTTGAGAAGTAGAGGATAACTATCCAGGTTGAACTCAAATATTTGTTTCCTGGACAGGTTATTCTTTTCCTTCTGCAACATCACTTCATTTAGATCATTCTCAAACACTCTGGTAAGACTTTCTCTCCGACGATTCCACTCCAGCAGGTTATCCTCGGCATCGTTCTCGTTATACACTACCGCATCATTGCCGTAACTGAAGTTCGATACAAAGTACTTTATCACCTTTTGGTCGGTATCATACTTCCTTGCTATCCTCTCGAATATATATCGATCATTCCTGGAAATGAATGCTTCCTCAGAACCCTTTACATTACCCCTAGTCTCAAAGACATTATAGTTGTCCTTGGTGAAATGCAACTTGATTGATATGTAATACTTGTAACAGCGAAACCCAGTTATCATACATCCAGCATAGGGGTGCTATCTGGCAGCATGCGGTCAGCCCGCATATTCATTGCGATCTTGTCTTTCAGTGCCATACTGATCAATGGAGCGATCTCTTCTGGTTCCACATAGTTTTCCTTGCAGTAATACAGAACAGCATCCATATGGGTCAATCGCTTGTTTGCAGACAGTTCCTCAATATACAGAGAGAACTCGGTTGAGTTATTGAATATCATATTATCGAGCCAGGTAGTATTTGGTTGCTGTTTCCAGGGATCTCAGTTCTTTATACTGTGCCATTTTGGCATTGTATAGATTCCAGATAGGTGTACCCAGAATATCTGGATCCATATCGTTCTCAAACTTCTCAAGAAACATACTGAAGAACCTATCCATCTTCATTTTCTGAATGATCACCTCATCCAGCAACTCTTGTAACTTTGACTTATCGTGCGATACATCTGATGCATATTGTAAATTGCTCACTTTTAGCCTCGTCTCATTTTAGATATTTCAATCGCTTCATTAACAGAAAATACTGGCACGCTATTAGATTTGTGCATGGTTGCTATTCCAATCATAGCAGTGCCAGTATAAACATTTGTTGCCTTCTTTGTTGCCGTACCTATGCCGTCACCTAGACTTCGAATACTTCCGCCAAAATCCCTGATAGGAAGGCGATGCTCAATGCTATTAGACTGCAGACTGACTTTACTATTTTGTTTGACATTATATTTCTCCAATAGATCTGTCCAAGATTTCTGTAACAACCGCTTTGCAGCAGTAGGTTTACTTTTCTTTCGCTTAGGAATACACTCATATAAGATCATATAGAACTACTCAGCACTCTTGAATATTGACTTCAGGAACTTCATAACTTGATACTCTTTGGCAAACACATAACGACTTTGCTCACCACTATCATCATCACTGACAATAACCACAAACCCATTACTCACTTGACTAATTTCGACTGACTTCATTCACTTCTCCTATAGTTTATAGTGGGGTGGAATACAAACCGTACCCGATAGAATACAACCCACACCCAATTTTATTTTGCTGCAAGTAGCGCACTGCTTTATCGGTTTTCATTTTTGCCTTGACCTGCTCCAGTTGTTTCCTAGAGATGACTCCGGATGCAATTGCAGTTGGGAACATGGCAATCAGTTTTTGCTCAAACTTCCTACGAAACACCAGATTAATTTTACTCACTTAACACCTCATAATATAATTAAATTCCCAACCTACAATAACTATTATACCTTATTATTGAATTAAAGTCAAGCACTATTTCGTTATTATTGCCCACTTTGGGGTGCCATAAGTGCGTAGAAACTCCTGCCCCAGTGCCTCAGCATCCCTCTCGTTCGTTAGGATCTTCTTATGTACCGTTGGCGTGGAGAACTCATGCGTATTGCCTAGACCACACATCAACGTGTATTCACCCGTTACTTCATCATGGTGTATTTCCATTCTCTGAGCGGGGCACTGCCAACTCCAGGATAGTCGTTTCATTTAGTGATGACCTCAGATTCAGTTTCGATCCACACCCGAGCACCGCAGGACAGTGGTTTCTTGGGTGAGTATACAATTTTAGATGGACCCAGTATTTCAACCTCATGGGCATATATGTTGGACTTGTAGGACTTCACGGTCAGTACTGGTTCGACCACATCATTCTTTATGTTAGATCGAATCTTATGCTGGTTTACGTGAATGATAGTTTTCATTATTCTATACCAGACTTCAAATATTCTCCATCAGTTGGATATCGCAAAACGGCACTACTGTGTGGTCTCTTTGCAATCAAACAGGTAACTCTGCCATCTGGCCAATGCGATTCAGCAAACGTACTCTCCGGACACACCGTGTTATGATACAGATAAATCTTTTCTGTCTTGAAGTGAGGTTTGGTGATATATGCGCTGGCAGCAGATGGAACCAAACAGACCAGCAATAGCATTATCGCCATATTGCT